CCTTAACAGGAGTTGACCTCCCCTGGCCCCCTCGTCATTTCGATTTAGGGGGGAAGGGGTCACGGGGTGGTGGTGTTCCTGGGGGCTGGCCGACATAACTCGGCCCGAACCAGGTTAATGGGACCCCTTGAGAAAGGGTCCCGCTCTACTATTCAGGTAACCGACATAACTCGGGTAACCTGTTCACTATCAGACCGAAAGTCTGGTAGATAGACACTACTTCCGTTTCCCTTCCCTCTCCGATTCCAATGACGATAATCCAGGGGGGAACCCTACTCGGGTCCAACCGACAGGGACCAGAATCGGTGAAATAACTGATATCTGGCGGCTAAGGATTGACGTGAGTCGAGGGGATATGTACCCTCATTCGCAGGTTGTGCCTAAGGCTATGCTATGGCAATCTCCTGCTTGCCTTTGCCGGATGCAGCTAGTCACATTGTGACCATCCCACTCATTATGATGAACGTCGAAAAGTCTCCCAGAAGCTACCGTAAATCTCGGAATTCCAAGACCTACGTGAGCAGGTGGTCGATGATCCGCCGTATCATTGAATGAGTTCGGGGGGAATTTATTCCCGCTGCGGGACCGTTCAAACTATACTCCAGGATCCTCCAAAAGATCGAGGTGGTCGTTACGACCCAGGATGTTCCAGGGGCCCTCGCTTGAATCAAGCGGAGGCGCTCTGAATATCTCGGATATCTAGCGTCCACTCGTGGATCTGAGGAGGAGAGGAAGTTCCGCAATATTCTTATCACTCACTTTGGTCGGGGCGATTCTGCCCGAGTTCTGCTGAAAAAGGAGGCTCCTAAAATTAGGATGGTCCTCACAGCTCTCACTGCGCTTCGCTCTTTCGCCCTTCCTGTAAGGATGGACGTGACCTCGGTGACTGGTCCGTATACGGGAACTGACCTTTCTCCTTGGAAACCTTTTGTTAAGAAGTTTTGACAACTTCTCGATCGGAATCCTGGAATTGGTAAGAATAAAGACGTTTCCTTCAAGAAGTTCCATTTCTCCCTAAAGGCCGGACCGTCTGGTCCGGCCCTACTCACTGCTCTGAGCGATCTCGTCTCTCTTCCAGAGACTCTGAGGACTCAGATTAGTTTTGTTGGGGGAGATCTCCTTCATCGGAAGATGAATGGGATCATGCGGGAGCTTCCCCTCCTTGAGCGGTTCAATCGTGGGAGTTTTCAACTCCGACGTGGACCAGTAAGGAGGCTTGTTGGGATCCCTGATCTGGAAGGAAAGACGAGAGTGATCGCTATCCTCGACTATTGGTCGCAGACGGCTCTTCGCCCTCTTCATGACTTCCTTTTTAGGGTCCTGAAGACTATCCCGCAGGATCGAACTTTCTCTCAGGGGAGATTCAAGGACTTCGTGGCCTCTTGAGGAGATGTAATACTCTTCTCGATTGACCTTACCGCAGCCACCGACCGGTTTCCGGTTTCGGTGATTACGGATGTCCTTGAGCATAAGTTTGGCACCGAGTTCTCCACTGCTTGGAAGGGTATCATGGTTGATCACCCTTTTCTGGGTCCCGATAAAGTTAGCGAGTTTCGCTATTCTGTCGGGAATCCCATGGGGGCTAACTCCTCATGATCATCCTTCACCCTCACCCACCATTTCATTATGTTTTGGTGTTGTGAGGAGCTGGGACTCGCCTGGAAGTCCGCTCGGTATGTCATCCTTGGTGATGACGTCCTGATTGGAGACTCACTCCTTGCCACTCTTTACCAGAGTAAACTCACCCTCCTCGGAGTTGAGATCTCGAAGTCAAAATCGTACGTGTCTCCGCACATGTGCGAGTTTGCTAAGAGGTACCTCTTCGAGGGGGATGAGGTCACTCCCTTCCCGATCTCATCCGTCACTAGCAATCTCGGGGACGTTAGTCTCCTTGTTGCTTCTATGATGGGGGAGGAACGGAAGGGTTATCGACCTTCTTCTGGTATCCCTGGGGCTGTCGAGACCCTCTCACTAACCATCGGTCGTTCGTCCCGCGTCTCGCGGTGACTTAAATCGAAGGCTAGTGTAGCCGAGATTACGACACTTTTCATCCAAGGACACGTGGAGGCGCCGGACTACGTCCTGCGTCTTAGCCACCCTGTGGATGAGGAATCCCTTGATTTCCTATTCGCGCAAGCGGGTAGTATTCTCAAGGAGGTCTGTTCTCGACTAGTCGAGCGGTCTCTTACGAGAGAACCCGGATCCTTTGGTCCCTCCTTTATGAGAGACTATGAGGATCTTCGGGATTTTCTCGAGGCTGAGGATGCGTCCACTGCGTTCCTCCGTGACATTCCCGTCTACTCGGTCTGCAAAGAGTTCTCGCGTGATTTCGCGGATCTCTTTATGGGTGGAATTGAGTCCCTTTCCGGACTCGATCCCATCCTCGCTTCCGAGCTTTCGGACTTCTTCTCCGATCCTCTTAAAGATGAGGTTTGGCTGAGGAACGCCCGAGACAGGAAGGTTGTCGGTTGGTCTCGCTTTGGCGAAACCCTCCGGAAGGTGTCGGGAAAGGCTCTTAGGGACTACGGGGATGGCATCCCGTATTCTCCTAGAGTTCTTTCCTCCAATTCTCCTCTCGGAACCTCGCCCATGACCCAAATTGGGTCTATTGAGTGAGTGTTCTGAGGTGGGAAGAGGCCCCTGCCCTCCTTTAACCTGGGGTCCCTTTTCGGGGGACCTCCGGGGAGGTGGTAAAGGGGGAAAACACACTTTCCTTCTCTGGAGTACAGTGAACGGTCCCATTCCCCTAGGGTGTTGCCTGCGCACCCTAGGTGCCTTCCAGCAAAATCAAGC